TACGACCGAGCAGTCAATGGTGAGGCCCGCCGAGTCAAGCGCGAGGCCTTGAAGGCCACCAGCGACCACTTCGGTGCAGCCGGTGACAAGATTGGCCGCAAGCTGAGTGCAGCGGACAAGCGCAAGGGTGCCACGGCTCACGATACTCTCACCGTCACGGTGAGCATGACCAAGCTGTTCGACGGCCACTACGGTACCACCGAACTGGTGTCCATGACCGATGCAGCCGGGAACGTGTTCAAGTGGTTCGCCAGTGGCGATGCCCGAAGCGACGACGGCGAGCGCATCACCGAGGGTGAGACCTACACACTGGTCGCCACCATCAAAGGCCACGGCGAGTACGCCGGGGTCAAAGAAACCAACCTGAACCGCTGCGTCCTAAGTCGGGCGTAGCGGTGACCTATGTCCACGGTTTCAAACCCTATCGTTCTGTAGGGTGAGAGCTAATCAAACAACCATAAACCCCGGAGGTCATCATCACTTCTTCATTTCTTGTCCAATACTGGGATGGCAGTAGCAACACAACGGTCGCCGTTGCACCCACTTGGGAGCAAGCGCAGTCCACTCGTGACGCACTTGCCAGAGAGCGGCGGACTACTTTTCTACTGTGGGGCCAGCCCAGCGACTTGCATGTCGTCGAGGTTCCCATGGTATCGGATGCCGCCAGTATCGCGGCGCTTGTTCAGAGCCACATTGTAGAGGGCGCTGACGAACTGCTCGCAGAGCGTGACGCAGCCAAGGCTGCTGAGCAGGCCGAGCGCGAGGCGACTCAACGCCGAGCGCAGGGTACCCCTGACGGTGAGCAGGGCTTTGGGTGGTGGCCGCAATAGCGGCTGCCCCCTTATGTTGACAGACTTGACACCCGAAACCAAACAGGTGTATAAGTTCAGAGAACTCCGGGAGAGGGAGCAGTTTGCGGTCTGCTAATCAAAACCGCCCACCTTTCAAACAACAGGAGCAGTCATGAACGACCTCAAACCCGGCGACGTAGTCGTCGTCCAAACCAAGCACTACGGCACCAAGACCGGTGTCATCATTGAACCCTGGTACAGCCCACTCGGCACCGAATGGCTGGTCAAGCCCTTCGACCACAAGCGCAACATCATTTGCCAATCATGTGACCTGAAGGTCATTCAGGAGCAGTCATGAACATCACAGTAAAAAGCAACGACAAAGACACGGTGTGGGTGTGCTTTGAAGACTCAGAGGTTGAGGTCCAGTTGGTGGACGGCAACTTGGTTGTCCACGCAATGCACTCTCAGTCCGGTCATGATGGCATGCCCATGTTCACAATCGAGAGGGATGGGGCCATCGTGCCCTTCAAAGGAGAGGAATAAAACGAACAGCAACATACCTCCCCAACCCAAACAAACAGGAGCAACCATGAAACGAAACATAGACCGCGACCTTCCGCTTGAGGCGTGCAACGTATCAGTGGAGTTGGTTCGAGAGATTGAAGACGAAGAGACGGGCGAGTTGGTGGAAGAGCATATCATCGATGTGTTTGGTCGCTTTCTTCCGGCAGAGAGCGACGTTGGCCTTGGTGCCCACATCGAGGTTCTTTCTGCTCACCGAGAAGACAAGGGTGTTCGCATCCATGTGGAGCTTGATGACTGGGAGGTTGACGGATTGGTTGACCTTCTTCGCAAACAAAACCGGTCATAATCTGACCGCCACTACTGACTTAAGTGGCATACGTTACAAACAAAGGAGAACAGAAATGATTATATATGTACTTGACGACGGCGAAACGTGGACGCTCAGTGAGCCCACACCCGTTGCTGTTACCGAAGAACAACTGACCCGCCTGGAGGGTGGTGAGAAGTTCTACAACGTAGTTCCCGACTGGGATGAAGTTGTACACCACGAAAGCGCAGAGGACTTCTTCATTCAAGCCGGCATCGCTGCTGCTGAAGCATTGAGAGAAGCCAAGAGAAACCAAACCAAAGCCAAGGGAGGTGAGTGATGAAGTACCATTACGACTGCAAATGGAACGACGAGCCTCAGATTCATGGGTGTTGGTTCATTGATACGGACGGTGTGACCGTGCTGCAATGGACCTGCACGAATGGAGCCAGCGGTGACATACTCCTGTCGGATGGTCGTGTGCTTAAAGAGCACCAGTACACTGGTCGTGCATTTGGGTCGCACCCAGACCAGAACCCCAACATCGGGAAGGACTCGGACGGGGTCTACTTCTCGGTACACAACAACGAAAGCTTCAAGCTTGGAGGTGAGTGATGGCTGAGAACACAGAGACGAATCGAAACCAGTTGGCCCAGCAAATACTGGCTGAGATAAAGCACGGAGGTAAAGACGACTACTACAAAGTAGGCATGTACTTGCGCGAGGTTCTGACCCAGTTGTGGAACTCAGACGACGATGCCTGGAACCATGCAACTGATGTTGTCTTCGGCAACATTAACGGCGAACCGTTTGGAGGTGAGTGATGTTTGTTTTCAACGATGGTGGCCGAGTAGCCGCAGGATTCAAGGGCAAGACAGGAGACTGCGGAGTACGCGCTATGGCGATTGCGCTCGCGCTTCCCTACGCTGACGTGTACCGCGAGTTGGCCCAGGCCAACAAAGACGCAGGCCGCAAGAAGTCAGTGAGGCGAGGCGTGATGAAAGAGGTGTACAGTACGGTGCTTTCAAAGTACGGATGGGAGTGGCGCTCTGCACCGAAGTTTGACGGACGCAAGGCACGGTACAGTGACCTACCCAATGGCAAGTGTATCGCTCGCATGTCGGGTCACTACGCAGCGGTCATCGACGGGGAGCTGCACGACTCTTGGGACTCTCGACACAAGATGGTCTACGGCTACTGGATAAAAACCCACGAAGGCATTGATCCTGAAGAAGACAGAAATCACGCGCGCCTCATGGCCGCTGCGCCTGACCTGCTGGCTGCACTTGAAGAAGTCGTGAGGGACATTGAAGACTACTGCGAGGACCACAACAGTGACCGACCAACGGATGTGACTGTTGTTCTGCCTCGACTGAAAGCTGCAATCGCTAAAGCAAAAGGAGGTAAGTGATGCCAATCGGATTTAGTATGCTCGAAGAGCATGGATGCGCAAACTGTGGCCGACGCGGTACCCTGTCTGATCTTGAAGAATCCGTCCGTTCCTGCGGCACCGGCTACGGCGAGTGGTACTGCCGGAATGGGACAGGTTGCCAGTCGCATCGAGCCACACCGGTCAAGCGTTGGATGATTCGCCACAAACGAATGCCCAGTGGAAGCCATCTCGATGAGTTCGACGACTCTGGAAAATCATACCTTTTCTGGTCAAACGAGGAAGGATGGTGCTCCAAAGACTGTGCCGATGTATGGACCGTGGACATGAAGTCCATGGTTGGTCTACCTTTTAACGGCCAATGGGTTTCAATCGTAGTCATCCCAAAAAACAGAGGTGAGTGATGGACCTGAGTGATGAACGACTGCACAAGAGGAGAGTGCCCTGGTCCAAGCTTGTGGACGAAGGGTACGACCCTCGGACTGTAATGAGAGAAGCGCAAAGGCAAGGTCTTTATGCGCTGGCATCAAAAGCCCGAACGCGAATCGATAATCAAAGACGAGAACGTCAAAAGAAACAACAGACTTGACAGACATGGGTGGACCCCGCTAAGATTCAAAAACCATACAGGAGAATGTAATGGCTGACAATGTAACAAAACTTAGAAAACGAAAGAGCAACCAAAAGCGTGAGTGGTCCTGGCCCTCATTCGTTGAGGCATGGCAAAGCTCTGAATCATATGACGAAGTGCTTGAACAACTTGGCTTTGAAGACACACCACAAGAGCGCAGCTTCATTGGTGGCAAGGCTTCATATGCACGAAAGAAGGGTGTGCCCCTGAAGAAGTTCAAGCGAAAGCGCCGTAACTCCAGCATTGATTGGAATGGACTTGCCGAGTTCGCAAAGTCTAAAAACAAGTCATGATTGATGGATTAACTTTTACCGTTGACAACGAGTATCAACACATTCTCAGATTGATCAAAAACGCAAATACTGTTTTTTGGTCAATGTATATTAAGAGCATGTGCGACAGACTTGACTCTCAGTGGTACACAAAAAGACTGGAGGTGCTAAATGGATAACATAGAGGAAGCTGATGGACCCTACAAAGTCTACTTGGCAATCAAGGGTGACAAGAACCTAAACGATAAGTTCAGTTGTACTCGCGACGGCGTTCAATACTACAAGGGCAAGAAGATGAACGAGCCGGATTTTTCGGAAGTCTCAGTCTACCTGGCTAAAAAATGGCGGGTAGTTTGCTCGAAGGAAGAACTGAGGTCAGGGATTATGGCAGCGTCTAAGCGCATTGAGCCGCAACTGATCTACGGTACGAACTTGCCTGAAGACTTTCGAGACAAGGTCAAGGAATACCTTGAACTCAACCCGCCTTCCTTCCGAAGGTACGACATTACAACGGACGCTGTTGCTGAGTTCGTTGACCCACAAGGGTGGGAGGAACAGCAGCGACTGACTGAAATGAAAGTAGCAAAGGCCCTAAAAGAGCAAGGGCTTCAGAAAGTACGAGTCACGTACAAAGGAGAACGAAAAATGCGTTGGTTCCCAATCATGGGAGCTTGAACAATCCACTACAGGAGAGTGCTGTGGAACTCACATCACAAGAAATCATCGCCCTTACAAAGGCGTTCAACACGAAAGCAGTTTCGCTTGCAAAGCGGGACATCGACAACAACTCTGAAATCGACGTGAACCTCGTCGTTAAGCTTGCTGGTAGGCTGAAGCGTGGCCGTAAGTCAAAGCCAGTCAAGGCTACCTCCACAATCCCGTGGAAGGTTGCTCTGGCTCTCTTCGCCAAGCGTTCCGGGTTTACCCGTGAGCAAACCGCCAAGGTGCTGCTGGATGCGGTGACCATGGCTCTCAACACCGATAAGGACAAGGAGTCTGAACTTCTTGAAGAGATGGGCGTTGGGGATGCTCTGGCGATGCTTGACCGAGAGGTCTTCGATAAGCTTCCGAAGAAGACTCGTGATGGAAACATCACCTTCGAGGTGGCAGTAGTCGAGGCCGTTCGCGAGCCGATGTTGGTGGCTGACCAAGATGCTCCTACCCTTGGGGAAGGGGAAGAAGTGGCGAAGTAAGTCGCCGGGGCCACCGTTACAGCGGGGCGGTGGCCCCACCTTTTTATTATGGAAATGACAGATCAAATCGAAGACTACGAGCGAATCGACACGTACCAACTGGTGTACCAGATGACTCACGCCATGGGTGGCCTACAAAAGGGCAAACACTCAAAGATGGCCTACATCTACGGCACCAGTCGTTCACGGCTCCGCAGCATCCTTAAGCGTGAGGCCAAGGCCCCAACCCTGGATACTGTGGTGTCATGGATGAACCGGGTGTACCGCATGACCGGAATGAAGGTTGTGCTGACCATTACGCCTGACCTAAAGATGCACTACAGCATCGTTGGACAAGATACCGATCGCATCGACGGGATGATCGTCCCACCAAAAAACAGCTTGTAGAAGGTTGAAAGACTGACTACGAAACAAAGCCCCTTGGGGATTGATCCCCCCAGGATGTGGGCTCCTGACTGAGCCCATCGGTTTTCCGGTGGTGCTCTTTCGGGAACCCGTCAGGAGTTACCATGTGGATTCAAGGCGCTAAGAACGCACGCATTACTGCCATCGCATCAACACTGCAATACAGCCGTGGCAATGGTCAATCGATTTACCCATGCCCATCATGCGGATTGCTGGAGCGTGGCTCAAGGGACAAGAAGCGAGGGCCAGTAGGCTTCTCTCGTTCTGAAGTTGCTTGGACCTGCTACCAATGTGATGCCAAGGGTGATGTGGTGGATTTCATATCACAGCACTTCTTCCAGCAACCGCTTCGAAATCTCGATAAAGCGCAACGCTCAGTTGTAAGGGATTGGTTCGCTGAACAGGGATACTGTACGCCATCGGGTGTCCCCTCTCACATTCAACCAGACCCAACGACGCGACCACCTGTGACCCCTCCACCCACTAAGGGTTACGTCAGGCCACCAACGGATGAGCTTGAAGACTTGTGGAGCCAAACACTGACGGTCGAAGCTGCACTGGAACAACATGCCAACTGGGGAAACCGATTAGGCAAGTGGATGATCGATAGACGGTTTGCACCGAAGTTGCTCGACACAACAAAGTGTGTTCGCATTCTTCCGCTACCCAACGATTACAAATACCCTGAATGGTTCCCCCATCAATGGGGCGGCATTTATCGAATCGCAGCACCATGTTTTGAATCAGATGGAACATTCGCCAGCATTCATTGCAGAAGCGTCAACTACGCCAAAGGCAGACAACCATCCGGTTCCAAGACTCGTTGGCCTACAGGATACGAAGCCGGTGGATTGCTCATGGCAAATCAACAAGCTCAAGACTTGATGAAAGGAGTTCGATCACAATCCATCGATGGCCTATTGATTTGTGAGGGTATTACGGACTTCATGAGAGCATGTGAACAGGCACACAGGGAGTCTCTGCAGCTTGCTATTGTTGCTGGAACCTCCGGTAGCTACAAGGCTCTTGCTAAGATTAACATCCCCAAAGAACTCAAGGTTTTTATTGCAACAGATACAGATGATTCCGGCGACGACTATGCGTCAGAAATCTGTGACCACCTTCCCGAACACACACTTTACCGCGTACCGCTGGAGATAAACGATGGCTGATTTAGATGAAGTCCTCGCTGCTGGACAACGAAGACTTGCTGACCTGCTCAGTGTTGCTGAAACCGAACACTGCATCAATCAGCCCAATCAATCTACACAACCTGAAGAAACTCCGGTTCCAGAAAATGAAAGCGATACTCGAATCATAGACCTGCTGGACCAGTACATGGACCGCAATGGTCAGCCGTCCGGTAGGTTTCGTAAGAACAAAAACAACCTGTACATCATTCTTCGTCGAGATCGTCGATGGCGTGGCCGTGTGTGGCTCAACAGTTTCACCAACACGCTTAAGATAGATGACCGCGACTACCGCGACACAGACGACACGCGCATCGCTCTTTGGGTTTCACGCGCGTATGGGCTTGAGTATTCCAGTGCTGCTGTGAGTGAAACAGTTTCTTTGATTGGCGAAGAGAACAAACGAAACCCACTGTTGGAATGGTTGGATTCGATTCAATGGGATGGCACGCCTCGACTGGCTTCATGGATTATTGAAGCAACAGATTGCGACGACACGGACCTCAACCGAACCATGGCAGAAAAGTGGCTCATACAGGCCGTGGCTCGCGCGTATCAACCGGGCTGCAAGGCAGACTGTGTGTTGATCCTGGCTGGCGACCAGGGCGCAGGGAAGAGCACTTTGTTTCGCACATTGGCAACAGAGCAATACTTCGCCGACACCCCGCTCGACATCGGCTCTGCAAACTCGTACAGTCAAATCGCGCGTGCTTGGATCTATGAGGTAGCGGAGCTTGACTCGGTTCGTCGTTCAGCGAACAGCGCAACCAAAGCATTCTTGAGTGCTCAAGAGGACAACTTTCGTCCAGCCTATGGTCGTCACGCAATCACGATCAAACGGCACGTTGTGTTCGCAGGAACAACAAATGAATCACAGTTCATCAACGACATGACGGGTTCTCGTCGGTATTGGCCCATAAAAACGAATGAAGTCAACTTGCACTGGGTTCGTGAGAACCGTGACCAGTTGTGGGCAGAAGCCATCGTGGCTTTCAAAGCAGGCGAGACTTGGTATTTGGACAAGGAAATGGATGTGAAGCGACACGACTCCAGCAAGATTTATCGTCAAGATGACCCGTGGCTTGAACCAATCACGAACTTCTTGATGCTGCAGCACGGCTATGTGACCATGACCATGGTGATGGAAGAAGGATTGAAGATTGAAAGAGGGAGAATGAATCGAAGGGATGAAATGCGTATCTCTGAGATTTTGCGTGAGTTGAACTATGAAAAGAAACGGATGATGTTGGCAGGCAAACGTAAGTATGTCTGGACTAAAAATGAAATACTAAAGATTGAAAGTAAGGAAGCATGATGGAAAAAGTAGCATTGGGTGGAGGAGTTTTTCTTCGACCTGGAAACAACAAAGAAGATGAGGCATTGAGTCGATTCAGGCTTGCCAATCCAGAATACGGAATGGCGATGGGAATGAGAGAACGAGGCAAATACGTTCCCATCCCAGACAAACACATCAACGCATGTCACCGAATCCCGTTTGACCATCCATGGGGTGGTGGGCTTGCAGTGCCAAGAAAGGCCGCATCGCAGATGAATCTTGGTCAACTGGTAGACGTAAGAACAAAACCAAAAGACGAACCGATCAGTGTGGCACAACACTTTTCATTGAGGGATTACCAACAAAAAGCTCTCAACGCTTGGATTGCAAACGACGGAGAGGGAGTCATCATTGCTCCATGCGGTGCCGGTAAAACTGCCATTGGTGTTACCGCCATGACTCAGTTTGCAACGAAGGCTCTTGTCTTGGTTCACACCAACGATCTTGCTGTACAGTGGATGAATCGAATCGAATCCATGCTTAACAAAAAGGCAACTCAGTATGGTGCGGGTAAGAAGGATGACTCGGGACGGATTGTGGTCGCGACTTTCCAGACTCTCGAACGAATGTCATTTACAGAACGCTACGCTTTTGGGCAACAGTTCGGACTTTGTATCGTTGATGAAGCACACCACGTTCCAGCGAATACGTTTTGCTCAGTCATGTTCTGCATGCCAGCACGATACCGACTTGGACTGACTGCGACACCAAACCGTTCGGATGGATTGACATCTATTCTTTGGTGGCACTTCGGTCCTGCAGTATACGAAATCACCAACGCAGAACTGACCATTACCGGCCACGTTGTTGCCCCAAAGATCGAGTGGTTTTTTACTGACTATCTGGGCCCGAAAAATCGTTTGGATTGGTCTAAACTGATCACAACGATGACGAATGATACGCAAAGAAACAACAGGATTCTTGATCGGATTCTCGATGCATGCGCCGAGGGCAGGCAGATTCTGGTGCTATCTGACCGTGTAGATCACTGCATATGGATGGCAGAAGCCCTACAGTCACACACCATTGTCGCAGAACCGCTTGTTGGTCGGATGACAAAGAAACAAAGAGCAGAGGTTTTACAACGTGCAAATGATCGACAGATTCAAGTCGTATGTGCCACAACAGTCGCAGATGAAGGACTTGATCTTCCGTCACTCGACACTGTTGTGCTTACTACTCCGACGAAAGCTATGGGCCGGATACAACAGCGCATTGGCAGAGTCATGCGACCACACCCGGAAAAGAAAGATCCGATTGTCATTGATTGCGTTGATGATAACGGAGCAATGCGTGGACTCGCTCGAAAACGACAAAAACTCTATACGAAGATTGGATGCACTTGAAATGATCGAGCTACTTAAAAAACTGCCCACCGGCTGGTCCATGATTGAAACCAAGAATGGATTCGCCATTTGCGATGAAGACGACGAATGTATGTTTGAAGCAGAGAATCACGAAGAACTCAGAAAGCTTATCGAGACAGAGTTCAAGATTGCACAGAGCTTCGCGAGCTTCATGTACGTGCTCAAAACATCGCAAGTAGCGGAAGCCTAAGATTGTCTCTTTGAAAGACCAGCCCAATCCCGCACAGTCACTTTCTGTTTGGTGAAGTCCTCTACGGCAATAGCAAGCCTCAATGAGGGAATGGATCGACCTGACTCCAAGTCTCGAAGATAGGACACTGAAATACTCAAACCTTTTTCGTTGAGCGTTTCATTCATCCACTTGCAGAAACCAAAGCGGCTGTTGAAGGAGGGTTGGCTTTCTCGAAAAGAGCGAATGTCCATAAAAATATCCAGTCAAAAAATGTCCGATTTGAGTGATGGTAACATCATCACATCGTGATAACATAGAAACCATGAGAACAAAGAGGAACAAATGAACGAAAATACGCCGACCATCGGCAGCAGTAGCGTTGGGGCAATACTTGGAATGTCACCCTGGAGCAGCCCATGGGACGTGTGGGCAAGAATGCATGGGCTCACACAAAGCTCATCTTCAGCGGCAACGGAGAGGGGCCATATTCTTGAGCCAGCAATCGGTGCTCACTATGCTCACTTGAACAATGTGCAGATCAAAAAAGGCCCCGAATATGAAGCTGAACCAATGCTGGGGCCAGAGCCATGGATGCATGCACGACCCGATTTCTTTGTGACAAGTGATGATAGTAAATGGTTATTGGAAATCAAATCAACGAGGAAGTTTGATCATCGGTGGGGGTTTTCGGGATCGAATGGTGTGCCCCCGTACTATGCAGCACAATGTGTATGGCAGATGGCGGTGACGGGTGACGAAAGATGTGACCTGGCAGCATTTGCAACCATGTCGGACGAATACAGGTCGTACAACATTTACAGAGACGAGGCTGTTGAATCACGAATCATCGAATACGTAAGAGAGTGGTACGACAAGCACATTAAGAATGGAGCCCCACCAGATGTTGACGGCTCCACAGCATGCTCAAAATCGCTCGCTAAGTTGTTCGAGCAAGAGTCGAAGACATTCATTGAGCCATCTGAATCACACATCGAGCTTGCCAAACAACTGAAGGAAATCCGAAGGCAGTGTGCAGAGCTTGACGAAGAAAAGCGGACGTTAGAAAATCAACTCAAAGAACAAATAGGCACAGCATATGGTATTGCTGGTGTCGCAACATGGTCGCAGAGCAAACCAAGGACTCGATTCGATCGTTCATCATTCGAGTCTGACAACCCAGACCTCGCCAAGAAATACCTTATTCAAGGCGAACCAACACGAACATTCCGATTCAACTACACAGGAGATAAATAATGGCAAACGCACTACACCCAGCACATCAGTTCAGAAACGTGGTCGAAGCAAAAGCATCTGACTTTTTGCAGGCTATGGCTGGAACCGAAGAAGGAGCAAAGGCGGCAGGTCGCGTAGCACTTGCTTTCCGTCAAGCAGCACAAACAAACGATCGATTGTATGGCTGTGACCCCGTATCTGTGGCCCAGGCCGTTGCACTTTCAGCAATGACTGGACTCATGCCCGGTGGCCCACTGCCCGACGTTTACCTGTTGCCAAGAGGCAAGAGCCTTCAATGGCAAGTGTCACACCGTGGGTTCTCTAAACTTGCAGCCAGAAGTGGAGTACGGCTTCGAACCAAGGCAGTATTCGAGAGCGACACATTCAATGTTATCGAAGGCACAGACCCAAGCTTGGAACACGTACCAGACCTTAACGCACAGCAATCATGGGAAACATTGATCGCTGTTTATGTGGTTGCCCACTACAAAGATGGAAGCAAAGACTTCGTTGTGATTCGCAAAGCCGACATCGAGAAACGTCGAGCAAACTCGGACGCGTACAAGCGAAACAAAAACCAATCGCCTTGGGGTCAGTGGCCCATTGAAATGGCCCTCAAGACTGGGCTTCGATACGCGTTTGCACGCGGCATCGTACCAATGGATGACACTACTTCGAATGCATACGACCACGATGGAAAGCAAGATGCACCATCCGAAGACGTCAGAGTTGTTAACATAGATGACATACCAGAAATGAACTCTATGAATCTACTTTCTGAACAACTCGATGAGCTTTCAGAGGTTAAAGAAAAACAAGAATCCCTACTGGAAGATTAGGATGGCAAAATGGCTCGCAACTACAAAAAGGAATACCGGGAATACCACAGCAAACCGAAGCAAAAAAAACGTAGAGCGGGCCGCAATGCTGCCAGACGAATCATGAAACTGATTGGAAAGATTAAAAAGGGTGATAAAAAAGATGTTCACCATAAAGATGGAAATCCAAACAACAACAAAAAATCAAACCTCAAAGTGATGAGTCGATCTAAAAACAGATCAATAAAATAATATGGAGAAGACAAATGAGTCTTTTTGAAGAAGTTGAAAAAGCCAGAAACCCATTCGGTCAAAACAATAAAAATGATGAGGTCGGCTCTAAGCCCACGTACATTAATCAAACATCAACGTTGATGAACATCTTGAATGAAGCCATTTCAGAACAACAACTCCCGGCCAAAAAAGCCAAGGAGTGTGCAGAGTTCCGAACGAAGCTTGGTGATTGCTCGTGGCCTTTGCACCAACTTCAAGGCAAGGTGTCTGAATTTGGTTGGCAAAAAATCGTTGAGAATGCAATCAATGGAATGATCAAAACCATCCGAAACTCACAACCAAACGGTGAGTGGATGTTGATGGATTACGATGTCAAAATTGATTACGCAACCGATGGCGTAGAGCGATTGTTCTTGGTTGTTAAGTTCGTAGATATTGAAAACACTGAAGAGCTTGTTTACCGAAACGGTGTGCCAATCACCACTACTGTAAATGTCAATACAAGCCCAATCGCACCAGAACTTGTTGAAGCTCTTACGAGCAAGAACACAGATGACGGTGAGTTGAAGGATCTGATCAAGCAACTGGTTGTGGCGATGTCTGCAGGAGCATTGAAAAACAACGCCCCCGCAAGCACAGATGTCGAGTCATTTGCAGACCCAGACCCAAGTCCAGTTGTTTTTGACGACTAAATACGATGCCGTTGTATCAGTTTGTTTGTCCAAACTGCGAGCTAACCGTAGAGGTTCTGCAGGCATTCGGAGATCCAAGCCCCCACTGTGGGGCTTGCGCTCTCGACCGTGGTACATCGGTTGATATGAAACGAAAAATATGTGCCACCAACTTCACCCTCAAAGGTAGCGGCTGGGCAAGGGACAACTACGGATTGAAAAATGGCAAAGGTGATTGAACTTTTTAGGCGTTGTTGTATTGAGTGTGGACACATTTGGTTCGGAGAACTGAACTGTCCAGAGTGTGAAGGTCCAGGCGAACCAATCACCTCATAGCATCGATCTTGAGCTTCAAGATTTCGTTCTCGCGTTTGACGTAGTCGACTTCTACTTTCAGTCCCGCAATGTCGGTCATCAGGTCGATGATTTGCTGAAGGTGCTCATCACGCTCTTGTTCGAGTTTTTCAACTCGTTTGATGAGGTCGTCACGGTATAGCGTTTGCTCTGCTTTTTCCTCGACCTGCTTTTCTCTTTTTTGCTTCAGAATGAACTCATAGAACTTAAACGCACCAGCACTGACCAATCCTGTAACGACAGCGACAACAGCAGCAGTAGTGGTTGGTTTATCCACGGAGATCCTTGTGCATTACTTCCACACGCATTTTAACGTATATCCAAACCCACAAGGTAAAGTAGACGCCTGTAACAACAAGCGATCGACCAACGTCACCGGCAGCAAATTCGGGATCATTGAACACGTTCACCAGGAAACGGGTGGTCGAAAAGATGTACAGCAGCAAGTAGACGCCGACGAAGCGGGAGCAGGATCGGACATTGGGAAGACTGAAGAGCATGCCGAGGGCCACCACAAAGTACAGACAGTACTGAAAGTAGGCCCACTCGTTGCCCCCATCCAGGGCCTCGCCGTAGCTCATCCAAAGCACGCGGTTGTTGGCAAGGTCAGCAATGTTCCAGAACAAGAGCAGGGGTCCGTAGTCATGGTAGACCAGGATGTCCTTGTACGCTTTTAGGAACTGACGCATTGAACCACCTGACTAATCATAACTTGGAGATATCATGGCTGATCATTCTTTAGACGACATAAACACTTGGGATATTGTAGCCGAAGCCAAAGGTGTGAGAGGCACTACATACGCGATCTGCCGTGAAAACGATGATGGCACGTATCAGCTTAGGGATCGATGTGCCGAAGGTCATACCGAAGATGGTACGGCGATTGATGACGTTTACGAATGCTACACACAGTTGATGTGGGATGCAGTCAGGCTCGTTGATCTGTGGGTGAAGTGATGGCTGATCATTCTTTAGACGACATAGTCCATTCCATTCAATCAGCGGTTATAGCTGCGACCGATATTGCTGAACGACACGAACTTGACTCCATCACCAATGAAGAGTTCTGGGAGCTGAAAACAGATGAAAAAGGTGATCCCGTTACAGATGACGACGGAAGACACGTATATGCACCTCGTATGGTCGTCATGGAAATCCCAACATGGGAAGATGGAGTACTGGTACAAAAAAGAATTCCGGTCCCCCTGCAATCCCTCACGACTGGGCAAAGTCTTCGTGTGGATACGCTCGAAGTCGAAATGTCTGTTGAAATATCTGGCCTCACTGCTGACAAGAAAAAAGGCAAGCTGATGGTTCGGCCATGCGCCAATACGCCATCATGGTTCAAAAAAGAGAACAATGCTGCTAAACTCAAGCTGATCTTCAAGGGCAGCGAGCCTCCAGAGGGTTATGCAAGAATCGATGACCAGCTAATCAAGCTGATCCCATAGGAGTAAACGGTGCCAGATCAACTCGTAAAGATGTCAGACCAGTTCGGTGGTCTTCCCATGGACCAACTTATTGGAGGCCCACTGAAGGCCGCTTGTAATGCTCAGACACTGCTTGCTAAAGCTTCCAGTGACTTCATCAAGGACGTGGGTCTTAACGACGACGGAAAGGGCAACCTTTCGGCACGCACCGTTGACTTTGGTTTCAATAAACCCGTTCAGGCTGCTGACGGCACAACAACAATGGAGAAGGTGGATCTGCAAGTCCCACTGCTCGCCATCATCAACACGCCAAGCTTGTCGGTCAAAGAAGCAGAAGTTCGTTTCACCATGGAAGTGAAATCATCGACTTCAGCCAAAACGACATCTGACACGAAAGCAGAGCTTACGGCGCACGCAAAGTACAACGCGGGTCTATTTAGCTGTGACGTTACTGTTCACGGCTCTGTGGCTAACCACAGCGAGAATAGCCGTAAGAGCGACAACAGCGCCAAGTACGACGTGAAGGTCGTCGCTCGCGATGATGGACCCCCAGAAGGTCTTATGAAGGTTTTGGACATGCTTAATGATGCAATCGCACCGACTCAAGGTGTCGCACCAGCAAAGAAAGTCTAAACGTCCCCCTGCGCCCCCCACCCACATCGCTTGTTCCCATACTCGGGACGTGAGCATGGGCGATTCCTACCGGGTGGGGGGTGCAGATTTACTTATTCTATCGTTTCGACGATTTGAATGTCTACCATACCTTCGTCGCCACAATCCTGCACTTCAAATACAGTCTCATCAGGTAATCCGGTAACTTTTTCCAAGTAGTCAAGACTGGCAGCACGCAACCTTGTTTCGGATTCCTCATCAGAGCATTCTGGCACGACGATTACAACAGTCTTTTTTGTCGACTTAAGCCTTGCCACAAGTATTGGTTCAGGATCAGGTATGGGCTCTTCGATTACTGGCTCTTCCACGACCGGCGCTTTTTTCTTCTTTCGAGAACTTCCGTCACCGTCTACCGCAAAACTTAGTCCTGCAGGCAGGACAATCAGCGTGCCAAAGAAAAGTAATGCGGTAACAATCATTTTTGATCAGTAATCTCAAACAACTCATCGATGCGCTTCTTCATGCGCTTGATTTGACGCTCGACATCTTCACCATCAAAGTCAGCAGAGATCATCGATGTTTTCTTTTCGATTGCACCGAGCTTAGACTTTAATGAATCTACTTCGGCCTGCATCTTTGTGTTTGCGGCCTGACAAGGTGGAGGCTGCTGCCCTTCCATTCCTTGTGACTGAGCTTCCATCTTGAGCTTCTGCATTTCTTGTTCATGCTTTTGCTCTGCGCGATCACGGTAGTAGCTCCAAGCCTTTGATCCGCCCGCAATAGCCATTCCTGCCAGCGCAATCGCAACCATAGGTGCATAGTCGCCACCAAGAGACTTAGCCGCATCAGCAGCAGCCGTGATGTCCTGAGATACACCAACTGACTCTACAAGTTCTGGCACAGCCGGTGCAGCAACGGTCTCTACCACGGCTGGTTCAGGAGCTGGTTCAGGAGCTGGTTCAGGCGCTGGTTCAGGTGTAGGTTGCTCTACAGGGGTAGGTGCAGGGGCTGGTTTTTCTGTTTTAGTTTCGTTTGCCACGGGTTTGGCCTCCTTTTCGGCTGGCTCTTCATCGTAAATACGAATCGACGAACCCACCTTAAGTTCACAGTCTGTATCTGATCCAACGACGCAGTTCATTTATATTTATTTTTCTCTGTCTAAAATTCTATCAAGCTTAGACACAATATCATTATGAACTTTAGTTCGAGTAATTAAAAAATCTTTAGACTGAGCGTCTTCTCTGTTTCGATACTCATTTATTACTTTATCGTATCGTTCTCTCATTTTTTCCGATCGAAGGTCGTATTCTTTTCGTATCTCGTCAAGTTGTTCTTGAAACCCTTCAACAAGCTTATCCAGACGCCTCTGCATCATTACAAATTGATACACAAGAAACGCAGCAAAAACTCCGAGATGGCCGTCCGCTAATAGTGAATCGACCAGAGCTTCCATTAGTCGGAGCCTTTCTCTTCTTCAAGAATCAACGTATAAGAAAAGGCGTTGCCCCATTTCTCACGAGCTTTGCCGCAAATAGCCATGAACTCATCGAAATCGGACTCGTTCGCAAACACCTGGCATCCTGCGGACCATCGATCGATTTGAGTTGAATGAGCACCGGCCTTGTGGATGTTAATTCCATAAAAGCCTTCAGTGATCGTTTCAGGATCACAATCAATGATTTCATCCAAATTGTCATCACGGTATACCTTTACGGTGCCGTTGCGCTGGCACAAAGCGTAGTACTTTCCTTGATGCTTATCAATCTTCCAAACTGAGCGATACTGTCCCGGAACCAACACTGCGGTGCCTTTGACATTCGTAGGATTTTCAAGCCAGTACTTCCCCGGCTCCGTAGTGCAAGGCCACGACTTTTGAATCCAATCGCCGTCTTCGTCTTTGTAGACACAGTGAATTTTATCATCGAACCTGTTGGGCTCGTGTTGCGAGTTTCGAATACCAATAATGTTTAGGTTGTACTCACCAGATTCGAAAACAGTGTGACCAAGCGAGGCCGCGTAATCAAGGATCTCAGGACGCATTTTAGTTACTACAGTTGGCGTTTGTGGCTTGGCAGATTTGCGCGACATTAACCGCTTGTTTCTGTTGAATATCCAGCATTTTCTGAACAATATCTTCCATCTTATCAAGGCGTTGTTCAATACCTTCGATCTTGACATCGACTACCTCTTGTTTGCTGGCATTGGATTCGAGAACATTGACTCGTTTTTCAACGTCTTCTACATCCTTGGCAGCAGACTCAAATGACGCAAACGATATACCAGCAGCAAAAACCATGGTGAGTCCAGGTATAGCTAAATCCTTTATTTCCATGGTTACTCCAACTATTGAGATTCAGAACAACTATAAGCACTCAGTAGCTGATCGGTCAACTTAGATGGCTCACATCGTTGCTTGTCTGTTTCACCTGTACGAATGCACAAAGCCCACATACATTGCAATGACATAGGATCTCCCCCGACTTCTTTAATGCAAGGGGGTGGCATGTCAGTAAGCTTATCTGCAATTACAGTTTCTCGTTTCGCTTCTTCCACGGCAACCTCTTGCACTTTATCGACGAGCGCCTGGTTGCCTGTATTCAGTTCTTTGATAGCCTCAGTTTGGGCTTCAATAGCTTTTGTGCCTGCGTCTGGCTTCAGACCCCAGCCTGCACCGAAACCAGCACCAATCGCTGCTAGAACTGCAATTGCTGTAAGGGTGAGTGGTTCCATGTTGAACATTCCCATGCCGAAGTTATTTTTTAGATGCTTTTTTAGCAGCAGGCTTTTTAGCAGCGGGTTTCTTCGCAGCGGGTTTCTTCGCAGCGGGTTTCTTCGCAGCAGGCTTATTTGCGGCTTTTAAAGATTTGATTTCTTCATCTTTATTGGCAAGCTCTTCTTTCAAAAGATCGATTGCTTTCAACAACTCATTAGCGGCTTTACTTTTGTCTCCAAACTTACGGGACAATCGGACTTTTGCGCTTGCAATATATTTTTCAATCATTTTTAACTCCATTTATGACGATACAATTGAAACCTTAATGTCTGCAGTAGGAGAAGTATCTCCAGCCATCTCAGCAGTAGTCACTGCCCAGTATGAAAGACCATCCGAAAAAGGCCACCCACCGCTGATTACATAAGAAGTAATAACCCCGAGAGGAGCATAAAGCACAAGACTGGGCACCGTGGATGAACCACCACCCCCAGTAATCGATGCGGCATCAGCAAATTTTACGTAGCATGCTGGTTCGTCTGTTGTTGGTGATCCAGCAGTCGCATCAATTTGAACAATGTACATTCTGCCTGAATCTGCAGATGTTACACGCTCTTCTTCTGTTGTATTCGCGGCAGTATCAACGACAAGCTTGTCTGCTAAACCAGTGAGCGCCCCTGTGTATGTAGCCATTTAGTGCTCCGTAATAATCGTTACAGCAATGGTTTCATTACCTGATGCGCTTGGTGTTGTCGCATCAGAAGGGTTTGCGTTTTCAGTTGCACAAATTGTAAGAGCGTCAAAAGCTACGCCCCCAGGAATTTCATAGTTTGTGGTAACCGAAGCCAAACAAGAAAAAATCCAATCGGGCGCAGTTGTTCCAACACTCGCTGTATACGCATTAAAAATCTTTACGTATACCGGCGCATTGTTACCGTTCACAATCTTTATTGAATGAAGCCTTCCAGGACCATCAGTGATGTTCTTTTGGGCTGCGTTCGTAATATTGGTATCGTGTAATACCTTGTGCGAAACTGCATTATCAAATTTAGTACACTTGAAAGCCATTCATTACTTCTTCGAGATTGCACTCATTGCCTTTTCGGCAGAATCGCCAGCGATATAAGCAAGACTAAGATACAACCACTGCTCAGACTCAAGTAAACCAGCGGCCAGCAATCCGGTTCCGAGAATGAGCACGGCCAGTCGTCGCCAAGATACTCGTTTTTGAGAACAAAAAAGTTTGTCGATGAACGCTTGCATTATTTCTCCTTAAAGTGGGTAAGTAACATTTCCGCAGACCGCCTCGAAATTCAACGCGGAGCTGCCGTCTGACTGGAACCCATCGATCCGCTGTGTCCACGATGAAAGATCCGACGTTGCCGCCGAGTAAAGATCCCCACCGTTGGACGCCACGATCCATGTTGTGCCATCGGTAGCTACTCCGCGAATGTTCGAAAAGCCGGTAACCTCGGCTGGCGTTCCAATCGTTTTTCCGCTGACGGTGAAATAGTTCAAAATAGTATCGTTTTCTGTTGCTACTAATACAGTCCCACCGGCTGCTGTAGCTTTCACTGATCGACCTTGGGTGGCGGTGTGTTGCATGTTACCACCGGGGTCAGCAGGGTGGTTTGTGACTTCGCTGCCCCAGTCGGTGATATCGCTTGCTGCGCAGGACCGAAAACGGATTTCCGATCCCCGGCTGTAAATGTACACCCACGAAGAATTTGTGTACACCAACGCCTGACAGCGTCCCGGCGTATTTGATGAAAACGGGGTGCTGACTGCCCAGGATGCGCCGTCGTCGGTCGAATAGTAGATCCGAGCCGCCTGGGCAAACATCCAATTCCCCTGCCCATCAGAGGCTACGCCGTTGATGTAAGGTTGATTGTTGTTGCCACTTAAATGGCCTGACAGCCCGCTGATGTCTACCGCAGAGAAGCTGCTCCCGCCGTCCGTGCTGCGGAATATATCACCCGATCCTTGTTTACCTACGGCGATCCACGTACCCGCGGCAGTGCCATCGGAACGTGCGCCCCATAGGATCTGCATCACGATGTTTTTAGAATCCGAATCCGAATCCACGTCGATGTTAGTCCATTCACCGGAGGAGGTAACGTCTGAACCGCTGATCGTAAGCTCGCGGATTTTAGTGCCGGCTGTGCTTGGGTGTTCTTGTGATCGGGTTGCCAAATACACGTCTCCGCCACTGGAGTTACGTCCAAATGCAATAGACTCAGAATCCCCTGTGTTTTGCGCGGCTGTAGGGCTTTGTGAATCTTCATCATAGGCGTCGTACGCCGTCCACGACGTAAGATCCGACGCTGCCGCATGAGCCAGGTAGCCGTTTTGACTAGCGACTACCCAGCGCGTAGCAGTAGTAGTGCCAGAGGGTGTAGTTAAACCATTGATCTTTTCAATACTGCTTTTTGCAATATTGTTGACCTTTTCAATGTCGTCAGATGCAACATTACTGACTTTTTCATAGTCAGCCATCAAGCAACCTCAATGTAATCTGGGCTTGGGCTAAAATAAATTTTATCTGCCGTAACAGCCCAACCAATCACTTGAACTAGGTCGCCGTCTGTCGATGGGGCAGTTTGGGTCGGCGGACCCTCTGCTTCAGGGGCGTAAAGTCTTCCGGCCACCGTGTAGCTTGGGAATGTACCGGCATCGTGAATAAATCCTTGAAGAAGGAACTTGCCCGCCGCATCGGAAGAAATGTCTTCTGCCGCCATCGCAACAGCAGGAATAGCTTCAGAGTTACCAGCAGTCATATTTACTTTGTGCATCTTTGAATCAGCCGCCTTGAAGTAAACTACATCCCCGCGGTTGAGAGCCTCACCGGCAGTGAAAACAGAAGTAATTCCGCAAACGCTATTATCAGGAATAGCTGAGTCAAGATTTACGGCACGAAAGACATCGATGTTTTGAGAAGCGTCAAGCGTCAGTGTTGGCGTTGTGCCGTGGGCATTACCCACACCGATCTCAAAAGTGTCGGTTCCATCATCAATGCCAATACGAAAGTCTTGTGCGTTGCCGTCGAACAACAACATTGTGTCTTCTGTACCAGCATCACCAATAGTCAACTTTGGATTCGTGCCACCAATGACAACATCACCAGCAAAGGTCGACAACTGTGTGTCGTCGATCGTCAGTGCCGGAACAACACCGCTGCCCGTACTTGTAAACAAATTAAGCTTACCCTTGGTGTCGTCAGCCGTTCCACTGTGACTACCTTCGATAAGAGCAAGAACACTGTCAGAGTGATCAACGAATGAAATTCGTGTCTCAGCACCACCTTCACCGTTTTCAGCCGTAGTATTTTGCAGCGTTATGTAGGCGTCTGCCGCCGCAATTTGCAACGCTGTTGATGGCGCAGATGTACCAATACCAACATTTCCACCGTTGAATACTGCAGCATAGTTCGTATCAGCTCCAGTTACGTTGACGTCGACACCGATGTTGGTCTGAGTGCCGGATGTTCCACCAGTCAGGTCAATGTCGAGACCGGTGTTAACAACTGTACCCACCATCGTGGGACTGTTTGAGTTGATGTCTACGTCAAGACCGGTGTTGTTTCCGGTTTGACCAGAAGCAATGATTCCCGTGGCATCGTAATCAATGTGGGCGCCAACAGTAGTGTGGTTCGTTGTTGCCGTTACATCCGAATCTACCAGAAGCGTCGTACCATCGAAAGTGAGCTTGGACTCTGAGCTAACGGTTCCGTCGCCATCATCCGTCAAGATCTGGTTGTTTGCTCCGTCAACACCTACAGGGTGAAGGTCGCTAACGCTGAGAACACCAGACGATGCCGAAAGACCAGTGGAGGATGCTGTACCCGCAATCGCTGAGACAAGATCAGCGACAGATTCTTTCTTAGAACCGTTATCGTCAGCATCAATAATGGCGATACTATCGTTAGCCACAGCCACTGCAGCGGCGGAAAGCTCATCAAGGTCAAGAGCAAGAGTGACACCCCCACTATTACCGCCACCAGAAAGACCGTTACCAGCAGTTACGCCAGTAATGTCACCGGTAGTGGGCGCTTCGCCGACCCATTTTGCGCCGTCGTATGTAAGAACGTCACCGCTTGATAACGAGTCTTGACCGATCTTGGTAACATTGCCTGAGCCGTCAAATGTGATTGCTGCAGTTCCCCCAGCTTCCTTCAATGAGCCGCCGTCGTCGAGAATAATATCGCCCTTAACGGTTACGTTATCCTCAAAAGTAGCTGACTTATCGTCACTAATCGTAACTGCGGTAGCAAGTGAGTTTATGACACTTCCAGAACTTCCTGCATTTGCAGTCTTGAAAACAATGTCACCACCAGCACCGCTGCCCTTTCCTTGACCACCTGAAATAGTCAGTGATCCACCGGC